AAACCTCGGTCAAATTGACGACATCATTTATTTTCAGAAGAAAGTATATCGGTCACTGAACGTACCTATTAACCGATTAGAACAAGAAGCACAGTTTAGTCTTGGTCGTTCTACAGAAGTTAATCGCGATGAACTTAAATTTCAGAAGTTTATTGATAGACTACGTGTAAGATTTTCTCATCTCTTCTATGGTATCTTGAAAACTCAACTAGTATTGAAAGGTATCATCACTGAAGAGGATTGGGAAGATTGGAAGAATGATATTACGATTGACTATATTAAAGACAATCATTTCGCAGAACTTCGCGATGCAGAGATGTTACGTGAAAGACTACAGACAATGGATCTTGTACAGCAATATGTAGGTGAATACTATTCGAAAGAATGGGTACAAAAGAATATCCTTATGTTAACAGATGAGGATATAGAAGAGATGAATAAACAGTTGGATGCTGAATCAAAGGAAGAACCTGACGAAGAAGAGTCAGAGCCAGAAACAGCACCACAAAAATTTGAGCTCAAGCCAGTAGCAGGAGATAAAGAATGAGTGAAGCAGTGAAAGATATGATCCAACAAGCATTGGATCAAGATTATAATGATGCAAATAAGACATTTAATGATGTGATGACAATTAAGATGTCAGACTTGCTAGATCAGGAAAAGGTCCGTTTAGCGGATCAAATCTATAACGGAGTAGAACCCAATGATGAAGATGATGATGACATCGTGGGGGATGAGGATGGTGATGACCAGCTCGAACTTGACCTTGAAACAGAAGGCGAGTCTGAATCTGAAGGAGAGACAGAAGAGGAAGACGAAGAAGAAGATTTTGAATATGATGAAGACGACGTAGAAGAAGTCGATTCAGAAAAATCTGAGTGAAAAGAAATAAAGTTATAAATAATAGGTACTAAATGAAATCCTTTGGTCAAATTCGAGAGTTAACTGGAAGAAAGCCTGAAGGCCAATTATTGGTCAATAAGAAGGTAGGCAGAATCCAAATCATGGTTTACAAAGAACGAAATGGTTTCGTTGCTTATGTAGACGGTGATAGACTTGATAGATATAGATCAAAAGGTGAAGCCGAAAAGGCTGCTACCGAATTTATAAAGGTATTAAAGAAATGAAACTGATTGCAGAATATACCGAAAATAATCTCGAGATCCTCACAGAGGCAGACGAGAAAGGCAATAAGAAGTATGCTATTGAAGGTATCTTCATGCAAGCAGAACAAAAGAATCGTAACGGTCGGATATATCCAAAAGGCGTAATGGAAGGTGCTCTTAACAAATACAACACAGAGCAAGTAACCAAAGGACGTGCTGTTGGAGAATTAAATCACCCTGACGGACCGACCGTTAATCTCGACAAAGTTTCTCACAAGATCGATAAGCTCGAATGGAAGGGCAACGATGTTGTGGGTAAGGCGACTATTTTGGAAACTCCAATGGGTAAGATCGTACAAGGTCTGCTCGATGGCGGTGTCAACTTAGGCGTTTCGACTCGTGGTATGGGAAGTTTGGAAAGACGTAATGACGCAATGTACGTGAAAGAAGATTTTCTTCTTAACGCAGTTGATATTGTTCAGGATCCCTCAGCACCTAGCGCATTTGTTAATGGAGTTATGGAAGGTGTAGAGTGGGTATGGAACAACGGCATTATTGAAGCCCAAACAATTGAACAGATGGAGACTGAAATTAAAAAAGCTCCACGTGCCGATCTCTATGAGACACAGGTTCGTGAGTTTAAGAATTTCCTCTCGTTACTCAAATCTAACATGTAGGAGTCAATTATGACTGATGAAAATCAAATCGAAGATCAGGACGTTGAACTCCATGACGAAGTAACAGACGAAGTTATGGAAGAAGGAACTCATGATCCTAAAAATGCTGAAGCTCAGTCTGTAGCCGCAACTGATAAGGCAACTGAAGTTACTAAGCGTGCACCTGCACGTAAAGGTGACAACACAAAACAAGATCCAATGCCAAAGACAAAAGCTGGTATGATGTCAGCTGCTGTAGGTGCAATGCAAGGTATGTCAAAAGAGAAACTCTCTGGTGTACTCGGCACACTTATGGCTGGTACAGATCCTGAAGCCTTTGAAGGTGAAGCTATTGCTGAAGCTCCTGAACTTAACTACGAAGTAGATTTCTCACAAGATCTGAATGCTCTGATCTCAGAAGAAGCTACTCTGTCAGAAGGGTTCAAGGAAAAAGCTGGTACGATCTTTGAAGCAGCAATCAAATCTAAGCTTGCTGAAGAGATCGATCGTCTCGAAGAGAAATACAACGAAGAATTGGCCGAAGAGATCCAATCTACTAAGTCAGACCTCGTTGAAAAAGTCGACAACTATCTTAACTACGTAGTTGAGCAGTGGATGGAAGACAACAAAGTTGCTATCGAATCTGGTCTGCGTACAGAAATTGCAGAGAAGTTTATGACTTCACTGAAGGATCTGTTCACAGAGTCATATATCGAAGTACCTGAGTCTAAAATCGATCTAGTTGACGAACTTGCTGCAGAAGTTGAAGAGCTCGAAGAAGCTCATAACCTAGCAGTTTCTCGCTCAATGGCAATGCAAGAAGAGTTGGAAGTGCTGAAGCGCGATGCTGTCATCCGTGAAGCTGCAACTGGTCTTGCTGAGACTCAGTTCGAAAAACTGAAAAAGTTGGCTGAAGATCTAGACTTTGAAGATGCCGAAACCTTTGCACAAAAGGTTGAGACAATTAAAGAGTCATACTTCACCAAAAAAGTAACTGAAGCACATGATATTGAAGAAGATGACGACGGCGAAGCAATCGTTGAAGCATCTGGCGCAATGGCATCGTATCTTCAAGCAATTAAATCCACTAACGCAAAGTAATTTTGGAGTCCAAAACAATGCAAAATACAGTCTCTTATGATAAGTTGATTGAAAAGTGGTCACCAGTACTGAACGAAGAGTCAGCAGGTACCATTAAAGATCAGCATCGCAAAGCAGTTACAGCTGCTATCCTCGAAAACCAAGAGCAAGCTCTCCGTGAGCAGTCTCTGATGGAAGCACCAACAAACGCAGCCGCTGCTGGTACAGTAGCTTCTGGTGGTGCAGCCGATAACTGGAACCCGATCCTTATCGCTCTGGTTCGCCGCGCAATGCCAAACCTGATGGCTTATGACATCTGTGGTGTTCAGCCAATGTCAGGTCCAACTGGTTTGATCTTCGCAATGAAATCAAACTACAAGACAACCAAAGCTGGTGCAAATGCAGCTGCTAACGGTGGTCGCGGTACAGAAGCTCTCTTCAACGAGCCACTGTCAAACTTCTCTGGTGATTCATCAACAGCATCACACCCAGCCGGTGGTCCTTCAGGCCTCGACGGTGTAACAGACGGTAACGCTGACTCATCAATCGACAACGAGCGTGCAGATCCTGCATCATTGATCGACCCATACACCACCTCAGAAGCTGAATCACTCGGCGAAGCTGGTGGCGAAGCATTTGCTGAAATGGGCTTCACCATTGATAAAGCTACTGTGACTGCCAAGTCACGTGCTCTGAAAGCAGAATACAGCTTGGAATTGGCACAAGATCTGAAAGCTATTCATGGTCTTGACGCTGAAACTGAGTTGGCAAACATTCTGTCAACCGAGATCATGGCTGAAATCAACCGTGAAGTTGTTCGTACAATCAACTCACAAGCCAAGACCGGTGCAGGTACAACCAACACCGCAATCAATGGTATCTTCGACCTGCAAACAGATGCAGATGGTCGTTGGTCAGTTGAAAAGTTCAAAGGTTTGATCGTACAGATCGAGCGTGAAGCTAACACAATTGCTAAAGAAACACGTAGAGGAAAAGGTAACTTCATGATCTGTTCTTCTGACGTAGCTTCAGCACTTGCCGCTTCAGGTATGCTTGACTACGCTCCAGCAATGAACACTTCATTGAACGTAGACGATACTGGCAACACATTCGCTGGTGTACTTAACGGTCGCATGAGAGTCTATATTGACCCATATGCAACTGCTGATTACGTTAACGTCGGTTATAAGGGTACTAACCCATATGACGCAGGTCTCTTCTATTGCCCATACGTACCACTCACAATGGTTCGTGCGGTCGGTGAGGACACCTTCCAGCCGAAGATTGGCTTTAAGACTCGCTACGGCATGGTCTCAAACCCATTCGTTGGCGCGACTCCAGCTGATGGTCTTGCTGCTGCTAAGACTAACCAGTACTATCGCATCTTCCGCGTGGATAACATCCTCGGCGCGTAAGCTAAAAATAAAAAAATATAAACTGAGGCAGCTTCGGCTGCCTCTTTTTTTAGGATTGCATTTGTATAAATAGAACTATGGCAACTTTAACAGAAAATTTTAATTACTTACAACCTACCAGTTTTAAGTTAACGATTGATAGAAGGAACTATCCAAATTTGGAGTTCTTCTGTCAGAGTTTTACACATCCTGGTATGTTAATGACTGCCGTAGAAGTTCCATTTAGGAAAGTCGCTGGAATACCGTTTCCTGGCGACAAGCTTACATTTAATGAACTTTCTTGTAATATTATCCTCGATGAAAATATGCAAGGCTATGAAGAGATGTTTAATTGGATGCGTAGATTACTTGACACAGATATGGATTATAATGTGTCTTCTGCTAAGAAAGTAGGTAACTCTATGGATAATCCTCCAACATATGCAGACATCACTCTCTCTATATTATCTAGTCATAACAACACGACGAAACAAGTTAGATATTTGGATGCAGTACCTACATCACTTGGAGATATTCAATTTGAATCAACTGCGAGTGGTACTGAATTTATTACTTATCCAGCAACATTTCGTTTTAACTATTTTGAGTTAGTATAATGGCATCACGCAATAGATCTTTGTCTACTTTGTTGAGTACAAATTCTGAGGTATCAATTGATGCTTTCTCAGATGTAGATTTGACTGTTCAACCAGAAATTTTAGAAATCCAAGTAGATGATCCTACGTCAGGCCATGGCACAGCATGGCAATGGACTTGGGAACAAAGCTCGTTACCTTATGCTAGGACTACTATCACTAATGCTACGCAATTGAGTGTACCTTTATATAAACAAGGCACATATGAAATTAATAATTTTGCATATTCAATTCATGGAGAAATGACACAGACTCATGAATTC